TTAGACATGTTACTCATTTAGTAACTCCTTTCATTAGTAGTTATATGTTGAGCGGTTATTTGCTAGGCTCACCCTTTCGGTTTATTCGCTAGGCTCACGCTCTAATTCTTTATTTAATTTATATTATAAGCCTAGCAGGGGGGACTGACAATATCCACTAGACATATCGGACATATGGTATATCCCCCAAAGATTTTATGTGATATACCCCACAGTTAGCGAAGATATGGGCGCAGTAATTAGACAAATCGGACATCGTAAAAGTTTGTATCATACAAATTAAAATTATATTAACATTTTAGTAGATCTAAATATTAGTCGACTAGAAATATTTTTATATATCTATTGACTCAACAAATTTAGCTATGTTATACTTAATACTGGTTTGTGGGGGGCTTACACTAAGGAACTCAAATGTACCAGGTGTCTTGCTTCTCTTTCATCTCCTATTATATAATTTTTATAAACGGGGGGAAAGGGGGGCTTTCCTAAAAAATCTAAATACCCAGGTATCAATATAATATATAATATATTTATGACAACTTTTAAATATCTATGTCCAAATTGCGGGGTATATTCAGAAATCCTATTTGGTCAAAAACCATCTTGTTCTAAATGTATAAAATATGATAGACATGAAAGATTATCTCTTCAATCCATAGCTAAATATAATCAAAGATTAAAGGATATGGAAGATAAGGGGATCTAGTATTTTAAGATCAAGGTATATAATATTCTAGTTGACTAGAATTAATATATATTATAAGATATAGCCTATGGCATCAAATAGGATCGTAATATGTGACAGGTGCAATAAAGAGATCGAGGTTCGATCAGACTTTGCACATATGACATTAATGAATCATCAAAAAAGTTGTAAGTGATATAATTGCACTATGCATGATCACAATAATATGAATTTAGCGGTAGGAATTACTGAAATGCAGCTAATGTGGATCCTTATGGGTCTTATGGCTATTCATCACACATGGATGTGGTGGAAAATGAGAAAAAAGAAAAATTGTGACTGCGAATGAATCTAACAGAATCAGCACAGAACAAGGTATCTGAATTAATTAAGGAAAGCCAGATAACTACACCTGGATATGTACAGTTCTTGCGAATTGCTGTACAACCTGGCGGATGTTCTGGACTTAGATATCAGACATATTTTGATTATGATAAAAAGGCGGATGACCAACTGGTTAGATTTAAAGACTTCGATATCCGTATAGATAAAATGTCATGGCCATATCTAAGCGATTGCACTTTGAATTATGTCGAAAGCATAGAGAAAATTGGATTTGAAATAGATAACCCTGTTGCCCAAGGATCTTGTGCATGTGGAGATAGCTTTAATTAAATAAAAAGGCGGGAGTTTAGGAAGCATTCCTTGCTACAATAAAGCCATATGATCCTCACTGTAGGTAATATACTAGGATGAAAGCTGAAAAGCTCTCTATGGCCCGCCAGAAGGCTTATTTGGCGTCTTATATCAGAAAGCTTAAAGAGAATTCTCCTTGTTTAGATTGTGGTGAGTATTATCCATATTATGTAATGGACTTTGATCATGTTCGTGGCAAGAAGCATAAGAATGTTATGGAGCTTATTCCTACCCTCTCCAAAAAAAAGATAGATCAAGAAATAGCCAAGTGTGAGATTGTATGTTCTAATTGCCACCGCATCCGCACCCATCTTCGTAAAAATCAGAAACGAGTATCATAATGATAAACAATAAAAATCAGTTGACTAGAATATCTGCAGGAATATTGGTGCTATATCTGTTGATGTGGGCTTTAATTATATTAAGCTAAATCGGACATATTGGGCATATGCCATATATAGCCCATGTTCTGGGATTTTCGAGAGTATCTCGTAAAAGCAGAGATTGGCCCATTGTTTCATGTGAAACATTTGTTATCGTAGATAAACATTTCTCTCGTCGGCACTTTTTTCGGCGCAATTTTTTTCAAATAAGCACTATAAAGAATAAGACTTATAAGACCCGCCGCTAATAAACGAAAAACCCATTCGGAGGCGGATCCAAATGGGTTTCGCTGCGCCTAAGCGCAAACACGGAGAGCAAAATTGGTGGGATGCTACAATCCGTGCAAGATTATTATTACATAGGCAATTTTCTAAGTCAAGAGTTTTCTTGATCAGATGGTGTAAAAGAGGGGGTAGGTCCTAGGAGATATCCCTGGTTATGATATTCAACCATCTTGGCTGTATCCTCTGGCCCTACCAGCTTATTTGAAATTAGGGTAAGCAAATCATATATCCTATGAAGCATGATGTAATTAACCATAGGAAGGTTATCTTCTAAATTTTGTGGTTGTTCTTGCTCAGACACTTGGTCGTCCTAGATCTTCCCAGAATATTTCTCTGCCCATAGCGTCTTTTTCTGATATTTGACCTGATTCAAAAACTGGATTTACAGGAGCCTCTAAATTTTCTGGATTTGAAATTTCTTCCATAGCTCCAGAACTCCAAGGTTGGTAGCCTCCGCCTACAAGATTTGGACCTATGACAAGGTCTTTATGTTCATCACATCGATTGTAGAAATCTACACAAGCACATTCTTCCATTATTTTCCCGCTCCATTTACCATGCCCAGAAGGTTCTCGTAAACCTCTATACCCATAATATTTTTATAAGCACATGAAAGGCAGTATAGGTATATATTATCATTTGTATCAATATTAGGCATCAGAAGGCCCTGATCCATTGGACATTCAAGTCTTGGAACAAGGCCTTCTTCTGACAAAGCTATATATTTAGATACAATTTGTATCTTTCCCAATATCGCTCCTTAGTACTTAGGAAACTCTACTACGAGCTCCCTGGCCTTTCCTATTGAGTTAGGCCAAGATGACCAATCTTTTCCGCCTTTGGTCATGTGATACGTTATCTCTGCGTTAGTTACTGGATCAAATAATTCCTTATTTGAAACTAAGTCGAATTTATCTTTACGATCTACGCCAAGTTCCCCTAGCATATTGATCTGAAAAATTCCGTAAGATTTATCTCCAGTTTGACGGTTGTCGTTTAGAGCCATTGGTCGCCCATTTGACTCTACCCTAGCAACAGCCCAAGCTGTCTTTAAAGCATTTCCCTCAAAACCTACAGCCCATAGTAAATCTTTTAAATCTTCAGGTGCAAGCATTTCTGAGTGCTTATAAGTGTCATTACTGAACTTATCTATTATTTCTCTCTTTAGTTGTCTTTCAGTTTTCTCTACCTTTACAGGTAGTTGTGTTACTGCTTGAGTTGCTATTGGCCCAGGCTGGACAGTAAATAGAAATAATGTTATTATTCCTATATAAGACCAGTTATGAGCAACTTCACTCAAACGTTCTTTAATTTTCTCCATTGGCATTTCCTCCTCTAGAGATAACGAACTATAATGGTAGCATTGGCGGTAAGTTACTGTCAAGTCAGTTGACTAGGAAAATTAGTGCATATTTCATATTACACAATACGAGCAGGCTTAAATCCAGCTGTCGGATTTGGATATGCAGGCCAAAATATAGTACGTACCCTCCAAGAATTAGGACATAAAGTAGATTTTGCAAACCCTAAAGCTCCAGTTCAGATAAATTTTACACAACCTCATCATTATAAATTGCATAGAGATCAATACCAAATTGGATATACTCCTTGGGAATCTACAGGTATTAGAGATGAGTGGAAAACAAGAATGAATCTCTGTGATGAGATTTGGGCAACATCTGATTGGACTGCTAAGGTATATAAGAATAATGGAATTACCCGTCCAATAAAAGTTTATCCACATGGAATAGAATCAATTTGGAAACCATATAAAAGATCTATTAATGACGGGCCTATAAAATTTTTACATATAGGAGAACCATCTCCAAGAAAAGACGGACAATTAGTTGCAGATACATTTATTAAATTATTTGGAAATAATCCAGATTATCATTTAACTATTAAAGCACATAATAGTCATATGATTAGAATGTACAATAAGCGTGGAGAATTAGTTACGCCAGAAAAAATTTGTGACAATATAGAAATAATTACAGAAGAATATACTTTAGAAAATCTAGTAAATCTTTATCACCGCCACCACGTTTTTGTTTATCCAAGCTGGGGTGAAGGATTTGGATTTATTCCATTACAAGGTTTAGCAACTGGCATGCCAGTAATCTCAACATATGATTGGGCACATTATAAAGAATTTATTGGACCCCTAAAGTTAAACTCGAGGCTTACGGATGCAGAAACAGAAGGAGTCCCTAAAGCTGTGGGTGATTCACATTTAGGAAGTTTTTATAAACCAGATGCAAATCATTTGGAAGAACAAATGATATTTGTTTCTATGAATTATAAAGCTTTATCTAATTATTATTATGCCCAGTCGACTAAAATCCATGAAAAATATAACTGGATTAAGTTGACTAAGAATGCTTTTAAAGATTTAGAAGAAAAATTCTAAAACCCCTTCCCACGCTAAATAAAGTTTGGTAGAATTAGTATCTTACTCAAAAAAATCAATTTAACCCGCAGGGCGGAGAAGGAAGATTATATGTCAAAGACTATTGAAAACCCATATGAAAACTTTATTGCATTATCTCGATATGCAAGATGGATGCCAGAAGAGAATCGTCGTGAAACATGGGGCGAAACAGTAGACCGATACTTTGCCTTTATGCTTTCACACCTAGAAATCTATAATTATTTTCCAGACAAGCAACTAGTCGAAGAATTAAAGCAAGCAGTTTATGATAGAAACGTAATGCCATCAATGAGAGCAGTAATGACTGCAGGTGCTGCATTAGATCGTGATCATGTTGCAGGATACAACTGCTCATTTGTTCCAGTAGATTCACCTCGTTCATTTGATGAAACAATGTATATCTTAATGTGTGGAACAGGTGTTGGATTCTCTGTTGAGTATAAGTATGTTAATAAACTTCCTGCCGTCCCAGAATCATTTGAAAAGTCTACTACCGTTATTGTAGTTGAAGATTCTAAGAATGGATGGGCTAAGGCATATCGTGAACTTCTTGCTATGCTTTGGGCTGGACAAATCCCAGCAATTGATGTTTCAAAACTTCGTCCAGCAGGTGCACGTCTTAAAACAATGGGCGGAAGATCTTCGGGGCCACAACCTCTTGTAAACCTATTTGATTTTACAATTGCAAAGTTTAAATCAGCAGTAGGCCGTCAATTGAAACCTATTGAAGCTCATGATATTATGTGTAAGATTGGTGAAATTGTAGTTGTTGGAGGAGTTAGAAGATCTGCATTAATTTCTCTTTCTAACATTAATGACATCGAAATGGCGCAAGCAAAAACTGGCAATTGGTGGGAACACAATCCACAACGTGCTCTTTCAAACAACTCTGTTGCGTATTCTCGTAAACCAGAAATGGAACAGTTTATTGCAGAATGGAAAAACTTATATGATTCTAAATCAGGAGAACGAGGTATATACAATGTGGCTGCTGCTCAAAAACAAGCAGCAAGATGGGGAAGGCGAGACGCTGAAATACATTACGGAACCAACCCCTGCTCAGAAATTATACTCCGCCCTTATCAATTCTGTAACCTATCTGAAGTTGTAATTCGTGAAAAAGATACGCTAAAGGATATCGAGAAAAAAGTAAGATTAGCTACAATTCTTGGAACATGGCAGTCAACATTAACAGACTTTAAATATCTTCGTAAGATTTGGAAAGACAATACCGAAGAGGAAAGACTGCTTGGAGTTTCTATAACTGGTCAGTTCGGACATAAATTTATGTCTGGAAAAGAAGGTCTAGATGAACTTGGTAAGTTCTTGTCTGAAATTCGTGATGCTGCAAGAGATGCAAACGTATTAGAGGCACAAAGGATCGGCATTCAGGAATCTGCTGCTATTACTTGTGTTAAACCTTCAGGAACAGTATCTCAATTAGTTGGGGTATCTTCAGG